ATCTACACTTATGCGATCGTCGGCAGCGTCAGATGTGTATAAGAGACAGCTCCCTAACATCTTCTCTTGCCATTGCCCCCATTAAAGAGGTGTCTTTTAACGCTGGAGACTTCTCTAACTCTTCAATAGCTTTATATCTTTCAACCAATTCTGTGCGTAAAGTCTGCAACTTCATGTTTAACAAGAGCATGTCATTCATTTTATCAAGACTCGTAGTAGTTTCATTGATAACTTTACCTTCTTCAGTTATTTGTGCCCGATAATCCGGCATAATCTTCTGTAATTCAAGAATGGCCTTTCTCCTGTCATCCAAAGATTTATTATTGTCATGTATGGCCTCCCATAACTTTTTTACTTTGGTTTTCTCTTGATCGTAAAGTTTCTGCGCGTCTTGCTCTACTTTATTCAACGTTTTTTGCAGATCATATCGTTCACGAATACTTTTATTCCATTTATATGAAATGGCGACAGCACCAGCAACCGCGGCAACAAGTGCAGTTATTGGATTAATGCCCAGTACAGACCAAAAGCCTTTCAATGCTGTAGCTGCTCCCTTAAAACGTAGTGTTAATAATTCAATGGCAGCGCGATAAAGTAGTGTAGATGCAGCTACGATTCTCGTTGCCACATTAGTAGATGCCATTTGAGTGACAAAACGGGCCATCGCCTTACAGTCTCCAGCCAAAGCATCACTTAATGCTATGTTTGCAAGTTTATAGGCTCCGGTCAATATTGTAGCGGTTCGCGTCAAGCCATTGACAACAGCGTGCCATGTTGCCACTATTTTCAAACGGGTAGTATAAATTAATATGGCAGCAGAACACCACATTATTGTACTACCATATTCTTTCAGAAAATCTATCAAAATCGGTGCTGCCTTTATCAGTTTAGTCGTCCATCCGGTCAAAACCGACAAAGAAGGATTAAGCCGCTCCATCAGAGTGTTGCCGGCTTCCTTTATTTGATTTATATATTGTGCTCTTTTGGCTTTAGCCGTATCTGAATTTATGGCGGCTTGTTCCATCGCAACACTTGTTCCAGTTACAGCTTTAGTATAATAATCGACTTTATCAGCCCCATCAATCAAAGTCTTTGCAACTGTATAGGTTTCTGTTCCAAAACGCTTTATCACTTCATCAACTGATAGTTTCTGCAAATTACTTAAAGCTGTTTGTAACCCTACAATTTTGGGATTTGTTTCATCAGCACCTGTTTGTAAACGAAGAAAAAACATTCTAAGCCCAGTTCCGGCCACTTCATCTTTGATACCTTTTTCTGCGAGTGTTTCTATAGTACCAACCAGTTCCTCAATAGAAACATTTGCTCCTGATGCAGAAACACCAGCTTTTGTGACAGCAGCCGTTATACTTTGTACAGCTGCAGAACCAAACTTAGAACCCGCTGCCATTACATTAGTATATTTGGCAGCATCATTAGCAGAAGCGCCGTATTGATTCATGGATAATGTTACTGCGTCAACAGCTTCTTTCAAATTCATCTTAGCAGCTGTAGATAACCGCATAGCTTCGACCGTTACGGAATTGAGAGCTTCTTTATTTGAAAGCAATTCCGGTTTGGCCGAACCGACTAACATATATGCTTCGAGAATTTCTTTGCTGGACTGAGTAACGCGAAGGCCAGTCTTATCCATCGTAGTAGATAATATCTCAGCCTGACGTGTCAGCCATTGGATTGATTTATCATCCAGCCCGGTCAAAGCCTTCAGATTCGCAGCAGAATCCTCCTTATCATCGCGATTATTCCTCAATTTTGAAAGAGCAAAAGAAACTCCTGTTATTGCAGCGGCGCCTGAAGCAAGCAAACCTCCCCATTTGGAAAATCCATTATTAAACCGGGTCAACCAACTTTGCGTTTCTTGAACCTCAGCATTAATTTTCCGCAATTCAGCATTAACCAGTTTGAGACGTTCCTGATACATTTTCCATTCGGCAGAACCGCGTTTTATGTGTCCGGAGTTCAACTTTGCATTGATATCCTTCAATAGTTGACGTAACTCTTTGGGACCAGCCAAAGACAAATTCTGCATTGCAGAATCAATATTCTTTGCATTGGTACGCATGGTTTTCAGTTCAGCATTTGTCTTCTTCAGCTCGGCTTCCAGCTTTTTGATCTGCTTCGTGTCACCTGCCTTATATGCTTCTGCCAGTCGCCCTTTCAATGAATTGGCATAACTTTCCAAATCACGAAGTTCCTGTTTTGCTTGCTGTCCGTTTACCTGTACCTCTACGGTAGCTCTTTCATTAATAGCCATATACTTTGTTTTTTTTCAAAAGTAGATGGCTATTGGTAAAAGAGAAAAGACACAAAAAAAGCCCCGACAATTCTGCCGAGGCCCTACTTATCAAAAGATAAGTATCACTTCTACAACAACAAAGGTACTACTCTTCTACCATTGCCACAAGTTAAAAGTAACACCAGCACCAACATACCAACCTGTAGGATATCCATATCCTGCCTGTAGTCCAATACCCCACCTTTTCCGTTTTACTTTTTCCTTCAAATAAAATCCCTTTGAGAATATATGGAAACTGTCTAAAACCGGACAATATCCCGATACCCAAGCTTCAAAGTCCTTTTCCTTATAATACTTTTGAGTAATAGGAATAATAACCTCTGCACTATCTTGCCCCGTAGTGTCCGGTAATTCCTTTAAAGTGGTATCTGGTAATACAGGCAATTTCACAATCTCATAACGGATAATGACACTATCACGAGGTATTACTGTATCATATCGGATAGTATCATAGAAAGGGATTGTGTCATAATATGGTATTTGATCAGCCTTTTCGTTTACTCCACACCGATAAAGTAGAACAACAATCAATACCAATACTAATATCCACGGTAGCACTTTCATAGCAAATTCCATCCTTTATATATATCCTCCATCACAGCGGGAACGGCATTTTCAACCAAAGAGATCGCAGCTGCGAAAGCGCACATGGTGGACTTATCATTAACATCAGGTACACAACTGGTAGGAACTTGCATTTCTTTGCATACTCGAATTATATATCCTGAAGTATTGTTCTCCACAGGTGGCGCCCAGCGATTAATGAAGTCCGCTATCGTCTGGCAACCATGTCGATGCCGATAATTTTGGAGCGTCCGGATTAACGCACGGTAGCCCCATTTCATTTCCGTAAACTGAAAGAATGATTTATCTTCCTGTTTCTCCCTCAATCCCTGCCATTTATCCTTGCTAATGCGGATATTGCCGGGATTACAGTTCCTCAATCCTCTTGGTAAACTCATTTATTTTCCTCCTTTAATTAATAATCACTTGGTGGCTGGCGATTGGCACAGCCCCTAATATCACACCTTTTCATTTCTGCCTCTTTCAGCTTTAATTCCGACTCATGGAATTTATGGATGGTTTCAAGGTGAGCCTTTTGTTCTTGTCTCATCTCTGCATAAAGACCGTCAATCTTAGCATCACGTTGAGCAATACGATCTTCCAGCCAAGCTATTTGTTTCCGTTCATTTTCATTTTCCGCAGCATCGGCAGCAGCATCCTCTTTACGAGCATTCGTTTTCCTATTTACATAGAAATTCACTACCCACTTGACCGCTTCCAGTCCTCCCATAGCTCCAATTAGAGCTAATAATTCATTTATGCCCATATTTAATTACTGTTTACTACTTCAAAAGAACTGTCTGCAATCCACCGCCAGCTATCATTATACTGCACTGACTGTATAATTGAGCTACCAAACTCCTTACGACCGGGATCACTAACAACTACCGCCTCATATGCTCCAGTACTATTACGTCTAAGTATAGGCGATATCTTGCATCTAAATTTAGCCCAATATATAAGTGCTCTCGTCCTGGGCATATCATAAACATCAAGAATTAACCCTTTACACTCAGCCGGATCAGGTAGATTAACAAAGAAATTCAAAGTCGGATTATGAGCCATAAGATAAGTACCATATTCCAAATTAAGATCATATTCATCAGGCCGTTCTTCTTCCGGGTCCTCAATCTTGTCTAAGATTGCCTGCATTTCATCTGATAGTCTCCGCCAAACAATGATATCTCTTGTCTTACGGTAAGTTTGTCCGAATTTATCCCAAGAAGTTGTCCCTTTAGCCAAACTACCACTTCCATTTTTAGCGTCCAGCTCAAATATGATCTCATTTTCAACCAAAGCAAAAATACCGGAGCGTTCGACATCATCTATTGTAATACACTTATCACCCTGTACAATACCTGTCAATATTGGTTCTTCAGCAGTACCCGTATTTACTCCGGTAAATAGTTTAGGACTAATCATATATGTGCTACCTATCTGTACTTTATTGGTGTCCCAACCTGTTAACCACTCCGGAACATTGGCCATAACTTTAGCAATAATACCACTTGCACTTATCACAGGATCATCAGGCGAATAGCCTCCAGCCACCCCTACAGATATGCTATCAAAGTCACCAACATTGGTTATATTAATACTAACTGAACTCCGAGGGCTTGAAGAATCAATATCTGAAACCTCTGTACCATTTAATATATGATTAACAATCCAATTCCCAGCCGAATACAGTTCTTTGGAATTACCCTTAATGCGGTATAATTTAGCAATAAGCAAATTGCCACCAACTGGTTTAGAATGAATATCACAAGCTATGTTGTGAACTTGAAGACCTTGGATATAAAATTCAATAACATACATTACAGCGTCTTCACCTTTTCCACCTGTCACACATATAGCTTCAGTAGTGGTATTCGTATTATCTGTATAGGTTATAACTGAGTGTGTCCAGATGTACCAACCATTTTTCCAAGTAGGAGAAGAATTCTGCCACCCTCCACCTACTAAAGATGAAGATGAATAAGAGAGATAGTATTGTTCAATTATTGACTGAATACCTTTACCATCGTCACCAGACGTTCCTTTACCTCCAGTAATACACACAGCAGATGTATATTTGATGGAATTATCAGTATAGACTACCTTTGTTCTACTCCAAATATATTTTCCATTCTCCCATGTAGGTGCTGTTGTTTGCCAGCCTGTAGTCGGAACAATATAACTGGATGAACTCTTTGCATATTCAACATCAGAAGATGATATACCGATGCCATCATTGCCTTTTTCTCCTGTTACGCATATAGCTTCAGTTGTGGTACTCGTATCATCAGTGTAAGTTATAACAGATCGTGTCCAGATGTACCAACCATTTTTCCAAGTGGGTCTTTCTGTACTCCACGCTCCACCTGTCAGACTTGATGATGAAGAAGATAAATAATACTGCTCAACAATAGAAGAAATCCCCTTTCCTTCGTCACCAGACGCTCCTTTGCCTCCAGTAATACACACAGCAGATGTATATATGACAGAATCATCTGTGTAGACTATCCTTGTTCTACTCCAAATATATTTCCCATCTACCCATATAGGAGATGTCGTTTGCCAGCCTGTAGTGGGTGAAGTCGTATTGGAAGTTGAAATAGCGTATTCTACATCAGTCTCTTTGATGCCAATACCGGATTCACCTTTCAGGTTTTCTTTTGTTTCATCATCAAGGTTATCCCACTTTATAATGACACCCTCTCCCATCGTACAGATGAACATGTTTTTCTCCTCAGACCATTCCCATGAAATCGCACCACCAGCAATGTGGCCAGATTTATTAGTATTAAACTTAGCAGAACCGTCACCAAATTCCGCTGATCCATCAGGATGAATGCAATAAACTACATGTCCACTGGTATCTGTACCTTTTATCATGCCATTTTCGCAATAAAAACCTTTCAATCCATCAGCACCGGGTATGTCACCACCGACACGCATCTTCACACATCCATAAAAACTCTTGCTATTAATACCAAATAGGATATCGATAGCAGGCTGACCACCTTCATCAGCATGGAGATAGATCGCAGACTGACGATTAGTATTCTGCGAATTTCCGAACTGAATAATTTCATCTCCTTCCGCTGGAGTTGTCATACCGGACAAATCAGGTTTAACCGCCTCCATTCCATCAACATAGCCAATACCACCTGTAAATTCATTGACAGGAATCACAATAGTATCAATGCCATCCACTTTACGTATCTCAGATATTTCTACCCAATATCCTTTAATACCATTACCTGTCCAGTTCTGACACCTGATAATATCATGTGCCACAAAGGACATTTCATCCTCTATAGTGATAAGCCAGTTTTCACCGCCAGTATCCAAATCAGCGGTTTTAATCTTACCGCACGCTTGTGTAATGCCTAATGCCCCCTTTATCGCACGAATCTTCTGGATTAATAATTCAAAAACGGTCATAGTCCCACGCACTACAATAGAGTCTATTTCAAGTCTCCATAGCCCTTTTACATATTCCCATATCTTCCAGCCATGTCCCATAAACCCGGACACGAAATCCTCTACAACTTCTGCCACATATTCACCAGTAGCATTCAATATCTGTTTACCTGTCTTCTTTGCAGATACCAGCATGCCTACAATCTTTGCAGTACTCAATATAGCCATTTGATCAATGTTTAAAGATTATTTCATAACAAAAGAAGAAAATCAGAGTCAATAATAAAATGACAGATATTTGCCTACCCTTATGCACCATATTTCTACTATAAAAAAGGAAATACCACCTAAATATATCCGTGAGGCTCAGAAATGGTTCTATCAGGACTCTGTAGAAGAACTGCGTAAAATATTTAATCGATTGACCTTAATAATGGAAGGTGAAGCTGCTATAAGATTCATTGATCCAGTAGTATTCAGTATTTGCCTTCCATTATGGGATACAGATGGAGATGGATACATTTCGGAAGCTGAAGCCAAGGTTGTAAGGCGTTTAACACAAGGCGCGTTTAACAACCAAGAGGGCATTATATCTCTTGATGATCTGGACAAACTGGCAGGATATATTTATCATGCTGGTAACTTTAACAATATTCCCAATCTTATTACTGCAACGACGGGATTAAAAATAGACCTCACGTCTGGATTACCCGAAACCTCAAATGCAAGTTACGCAAATTGTCCGAAATTAGAGCGAATAAAGATAAATGCAATCATCACATCAATATCAAATGGTTCTTTTAAAAATGATGTGTCTCTGCGTACTGTTATATTCGGAGGCAATGAGACTATGATTGGAAATGAAGCTTTTATGGGGTGTACTTCACTTAGTCATATAACGCTTCCCGTTAATTTAACAGAGCTAAGCTATGGTAGCTTCCGTAATTGTTCAGCTTTGGATGAGATTAATTTAAGTAATCTCTCAATATTAGGCGCTGCATGTTTTTCGGGTTGCAATAGCCTAAATATTGATGTCAATATACCGAACGCCAAAGGAGAAATTAGTCAGGTCTTTTCGTCTTCCGGTATTGTTAGTGTGTCCAATCTTGGGAAGGTAACCTCAATCACATACTTTGCGTTTGGAAGTTGTCCTAATTTAAAGTATGTAGTTCTTCCAGATACATTGACTTCAATTGGCAATGCTACATTTTACGGCTCCTCAAAATTAGAATATATCATCTGTCATGCAATTAATCCACCAACACTTGACGGTTCAGCCTTCAATGGTACAAGTTGTATCATCTATGTTCCTGATACTTCAGTGGATGCTTATAAAGCTGCCAGCAACTGGAGTAAAATAGCTTCAAGAATTAAACCAATTAGTGAAAAGCTATGACCATCATTATAAAGACCTGACTTTCTACTACATAAGTATAAATACTTCTGTACATACTTCTGAGGCACATTTATGGTTCTATCAGGACTCTGTAAATGAATTAAGGAAAGTGTTTGACAGATTAAATCTGATTATGGATGGAATTGCTTGTGTGAGAATATCAGACCCGGAGGTGCTGAGAATTTTAATTGAAAGGTTAGATGTAGATGGAATTGGAGCAATTAGTGAAAAATATATTGAAAACTGCTATGAAGTTACTATATACTGGTTTAAGGGTAACACTATAATTGAAACATTTGATGAATTTGAAAAAATGAATGTTGCATTTAAAGATAATAATTATGATGGTCCTAATTTATTCCGCGAATGTACTGCATTGAAAAGTATAAAGTTACCTCATACAGTAAGTTTTATACCTGCCTCCTGCTTTCAAGGTTGTACAAATCTAACTAATGTCGTATTACCCAAGGGAATTACAGAGATCAGAGCAAGCGTATTCCGCGAATGTCCATCTTTGAAAAAGATAATAATACCCAATACGGTTATCAAATTAGGTGGAGCAGTATTCATTGATTCTGGAATTGAGGAGATAGACTTACCGGAAAGCGTTACTTCAATAGGTTCGTCTGTGTTCAACAGTCTGACAACATTAAAAACAATAATTATCAGAGGAAATATTATAAAGGAAGATGGAACTGCTGATGGAAGTATGTTCAAGTGCTGGGAAAATTGTACAGGACTTGAATCTTTTGTCATGCTATCCGAGAAGCCAATGGGATTTGGCTTCTGGATGCTTAACGGTACTACATGTAAAATCTATGTACCTGATATCGCTGTAGACGTATATAAAGCTGCAAGCGGTTGGAGCGGTCTGACAAGTAGAATATTGCCATTATCATCTTATAATGGAGAGTTATAAAGAATAAGTTGATAGAGGCTGTATCAAACTTGAACTCTTACTCCAACCAGAAGCCGTTTTATATGTAGTGACACTGGCATCAGGTACATAGATAGTAATAGGCTTTCCTTTATTGCTATTATCCCACCAAGCGCCATCAAATATTGGAGGTGTTGTAGCTCGGCATATCAGCCTAAAATAGAGACTGCCTTGCCTATTTATACCTGTTCCCAAAGTGGTCAGTGTAGAAGGTAGATCAACAAGTTCTAATGCCGTATCGTATGCAATCATTTCGGAGCTTATCTCTATGTAGCCTTCAGGTATGACCAACTTCTTTATGGCAGTATTAGACAAGAATCCGCTTCTGATTGATGTAATGTTATTGGGAAGAGTTATTTCCCTGAGTGACGTACAATTTTTAAACATGCCACCTCCCAGGAATGGTAAACCCGTGAAGAATCTAAATTCATTGAAGGTTTGAAGCGTAGTATTTTCAGCAAAAACAGAAGAATTCATATCTGGTCGGTTACTTAATAACCTAATACTTTCCAATTCAGCCTGTGTCATCATACCATCTCCATCTCTATCAATGGGTACTAAGTAACCTATTTTACCCGTATCAGGATTATAATCACAATATGCTTTCTCTGTTGTGAGGATTCGAAATATTTCCGGATCAGCAAAGCGAACAGCACCCTCACCGTACACAATCAGATTTAGTCGGTTAAATATTTTCCTGAGAGAATCCACAGAGTCCTGATAGTACTTTGAGTGTACCGTAATTTTACCATCTAAAACAGGTATCGGGTCCTCACCAGCAAGCCCTTCAGCCGATAACCCCTCATAAGTCCCGTCGGCCAATTTTGCAAGCATATCAAGGGCATCAGCAGTGTAATACTCTTCTTCAAAGCCCACTGCACGAATGTGCTTCAGCACATGCTCAGTACCTTGTGATTGCTGTGCCTCGATAATATCAGAAAGCAGTTTCATGGGCTTCAGTAACGGACAACTCTCCACAAGAAAGTCCGTCACCTTCTCTTTGCAATAATCCATTAGCACGCCATCAGTCGTCAGCAATGGATAATTCTGCAAAGTTATATACTGGTTAAACTCACTGTATTCAATCACCTCCAGCCCTCCACCTTTCGGCAAAACAAGCTGCGTTAAAGAAGTGCCACCTGCATATACTTTCTTCAAATGCGTACACGTAAGCAGGTTTAGAGTACCTGTAAGCGTGGATATACGAGATAAATCAAGATTCTGTAATGACACACAGTTCGCGATTGTCAGCGATGTGATAGAGATAATAATTGTACCAGTCTTACTACCCAATCGAATATCCCGAAGCATCCGTCCTTGGATGATCATAGAACCAGTTACATTCTTATCATGCCAGTCACCAATATCCTGAAGATAAGATGCACCCTGAATAGTATTCTGTTGGTCACCAGAACCAGACAATTCGATCAGCATCTCACAAACCTCTCCAGCTTTGGTACGGCTTCCCCGAATAATGGATGTACCGTTGGCAATAGCAGGATACATATCCATTGCCGGAGTCAATTTGTAAACAATTGTATTACCTGCGGCACGTACAGTGATATTATCAGTACCATCAGCCGAAAACAGTCCGAATGAATACTTAGACATCATGTATAATATGCGCTTAGTTATCCACCGCTGCTCTGCCGCATAGTGGTCACCCAATGCCTGCGTAATTGGGTCAGTATCATTGGTATATTCTGCTTTATCGTATGCGATTTTGGAACCTTCATAAGTAAACTTAGCGTCTGCATTATAAAGATTCTGAGGGAAATATTCTTGTGCCTGATCGAAATAATACTTCTTGAAATAGGCGTATAATTTATCAAAGTCAGTACCAGATTTCACCCCAGAAAGTTCTTCCATCTTCGTCATCATCTTGCGCATACCAATTATGATTTCATCAGGAAAAGCCAAATCAAGCAAATTCCAAAAGTTGGACGTTTCACCATTCCAAACAGAGCCACCATTATCATAAGTATCATGAAACTCTACATAATAGCCTTTCTTCGCCTGCCCCTGATTATCCGTATCAAAGATAGTATCCAAGTCATCATAACGCCACTTCCACTTACTTCCGCCATTTCCGAAAGAATACGGATACGTATTCTTTGCGCGGTTGTCCGTACCAGCATGAAATTCAACCCAGTTCCGATGTAGGATGGCATCATCAATATCCCAATATTGTGGAGCTTCAGCACGAAACTTCTGTATTCGGGCATTAATGAACAGTTCGTTCAGCTGATCAGCTGTGAACGGACTCAAATCATTAGCCAGGTAAGTGTTGAGTTGAGTCTTCAGATTGATTGTACCATTGCCGATATCTGAAGCAATGAACCGCCCTTCAGATGCCTCGTAGTAGTAGACATTATACAAGTTAACATCACCATTTTTTGCGATCCAAAATTCGTAAGGTTCATTACGATAAGTCGCCACCTGAGCATTCAGTTCTGCCAGTGTACCGTTAAACGGCTTCAGGCGATTGCTACACTGATATGCAATATTATAAGCAGGAATCCACTTACTGATATTAGTAATTTCACCAGCACCGAAGTCCCATGAGTTTGCACCATTGTACTGAAAGGCTTCTTCCTCTTCGTTGTACTGCATCCGGCTACTCCAAGGCACACGGAACAAAGCGCACAGCGGAGAGTTGTCTGCCCCCTCGATAGAGATCAAACCAGGAAAGATATCAGTGTCATGACCAAAGGTGTTTTTGTCTCCCTTATCCGGTCCCATCGTGTATAATCCTCTGAAAGTGTACACAGCTTTACCCTCGTCATTGATAGACTTTTCAAAAGCCACGAACGGAAGCTGATACACGGCTACACGAGCGTTTGCATACTTCTCCGTCTGCATGGCTTCGTTGAGATACCCCATAGCCCGGTACAGGTCATCCACAGAGTTAACAGAGCCAATCTTATGCGAATGCATGGATGAAGCAAAGTTCTTCTTTGCCGTGATCTTCGTAGCCTTTGCCAGTACCGGAGTCATTGCCCAACCGCCGGAACTGGTTGAACCGTCTGCCGCTGTAACAATGGATAGCTTTTTATCAAGCGTGTACCGGACATTCCATTTCCAGTAACGCATGGAAGAAGTACCCTGCCCCTTAGCTTCGACGTTCGATATCGCCACATTCCATTCCGGATGATCAGCAAAGAATACTTCCAGAGTGCCTTTCATCTTATTCGGATTGGCCAATGATGGATATGCATTGTCAAAAACAAACACATTGAACTGATCCTTCGTATTTTCAAAGTCTATTTCCGACCCATTACCGTCCATTACATCATTGCTTTCCTGAACACGAGTCTTTTCGGAATTGTCAGTAAGCCAGTTGATGTAATTGCGCAAAACGGCTTCTGAAGTTAACGCGGAATCATACGCACGAACTCCATAGACATCAACATCCGCATAGTCGGAGCCAATGATAATGTCACTATTCTGTGCAAAGTAGTCGTTATTCTTATAGGTGAACTCCCGGTTCTTCACACCATTCACGTAAACAATACAGAGGTTAAAGTCAGGATTTCCGTAAGCATCCGGCATGATCACAAGTGTAAGACGCAGACGCTTGCCCTCAAAAAGATTAATTCCCTGTTTATCCTTGTCTTTAAGGCCATTGGTGAACATCACAACATTATCCGGAAATACACGTAAACCAACAAAAGAGTCTCCATCGGAAGACATACGGATAACGGGATGATTAAAGTCCGTCACATTGTCTACCTTGTAATCAACCTCCACCGTCTTACCTATACGTGCCGATTCCTTCGCAAACACCTTATACCCGATATCAACCCTTGCTGACGCCATCACCCGGAGAACATTATTCATATCCGCATCTGACGTCCAGCCGTCATTACCCCAGTTCATACCCTGCCAAGTTGCCGGGATGGTTTCTCCGGTCATCTCATTAACTACGGACTGGTAGTTGCTTTGGTTATTGGACCGGGTACGAGGATTCATGTAGAATACCGCACCGGCAACAGATGAGAATCCCAGTGAGTTGTTAACCGGAATAATCATAGCTGACGTCAGTTCAGCTCCACCGCTGCCGTTCGTAACGTTCACAATAATATCAAAGTCAGCATTATCAATAGTCTCGATCTCCAGCGGAAGCGAGAACGTATGCTTTGATGAAGTAGCTATACGATCATCAAGAGACGAATAAACATGTGATCCGTCTTTTTTCACCGTAAACTGTGCTGTTGTAATAGCATTATTACCGTCATACATGGCATAGTCGAAAAGGGCGTTCTCCGACCAGTTGGTCGCCTTTTCTATTACGTTATTGATAGCAATCAACTTGATTGCATCTCCGGCAACAGCACAAATTATATTATAGGAGATTGTACGTGTCCGGATACTGCCGTCACTGTTGGCCACATACATAGATACTTTGAACACACCTGATTTACCCGGATGCACAAGTTGATAGTTATAAGAAGTTTCTGTATATACAGCTGTCCCCAACGCAACATCATAACTCTTGTTATACCCGTCTCCGGCAATGGAGACGTATAGCGTCTTGGATATATTCCCGCCAATATTCAGCGGGATGGTGATATCTCCGGAGAATGCCGTCCACCAACGGAAGTTGTCAGCTGCAATAGAAAGTGATGTCAACTGCACGGTATAAACAAAAGATGGTGTGGTCATTTCTGTGATCTCACCAGTCACTTTAATCATGATCTGGTTACTTCCTGAAGAAAGGAGATCGGCCACATCCACAGTATTACTATATCCCGATTGAATATACATTTGTTTGACAACGGTAAATTCAGCGTTGACCGCATTCTTTATAGATATCTGGCACAAACCGCGCTCACCGGTATTCTCATAATCACCACCCATGCCGTAGCGCTCCTGGCTGATAAATGTAAAATTCAAATAGCAAGGTTCACCTTTGCTGGCTGATATATTACGACTATCAAGGTCGTTTTGGATCAATACATTCCGCTGCACTCCGGTTCCACCACCGCCAATACTACTTGCTGGCAATAACGTCCATTCTGCCGCTCCTTTGAGTTTTACAATAACATAATCCTCCTGATCATCTACTGAATCGGCAGCGGGTACAACGTTCAATAATCCGCCGAGCGTCATATCACCAACAGTCTCAGATGGGCCTATTTCCGTTATTGCATCCTCATCTTCCTCAATAACCACGTCATCTTCCTCAAGAAGACAGCTCATTAAAGCAGCTTCAGTATTTTGTTTCGGAACGCGCACAATCAAACCATTTTCAACGGTAGATCCATTTTCAAAAGTGATATGTTTGGCAGCTTTATCTTTTTCTACTTTAGAAAGAAAGAACTTCTTCAAGTTCTCGATATTATTCCCAATCTCAGACATCACTCGCAGGGCGGACATAACATCCGTATCGAGCATCTCTTCTACCTCGGTATCTTTTAAAATCAGGCGATTTATTATATTGCTATTAACTTTTAGTCCTTTTATGAAATTGATCAGTTCAGCAGCTTCATCAGGTTTAACGCTTGAAAGAAATGACTTCTCCAAGTCTTCCATGCTTAGATCAGCTTCCACCAATGCCAACAGCAAAGAGCCAACACGCTCTGCCGTATTCGCTTCCAGTTTACGTTCATCCCTTATTTGAATAGCTGCCGCCCGTAATACCTCTTTGATATTTGCCATTTTCTATTTTTTCATCAAAAAAACGAAAGCCCGCTGAGTGATAAAAAGACGCTAATGTTTACGGCTCCCCCATAAACGTGAACGCATAGACGTGCTTCTCTTATGGTTTGCTTCCTCAATCTTGTCAACCAACAGCCCGCAGAACTCTTCTCCGTACATATATGCCATTTGCTCTTTCAATACCATGACAGAAGCAAAGTAAGCACGGGAAAACCATTCCCGTGGTTTACGTGGTTCATATCGACTTTCACGATATCGTTCATCCAAGAATTCAAGATTCCCGCCATTCCCCTTTTTATATCCATTTCCTGTACCGCAATCCTGATAGATACCATACTCCATAAACTTATGCTGAATAGTATTCAGTTCATTTCCGGAAGAGGTAACATTATCCGTTATCTCCTGATGCAGCTTGTACGTATCAATAACATGCAACCGCTCTATCTTCTCTTTCCAGATGTTGACCATCATTTTCGCCCAGGCATCATGATATTTTTGTCGGTCCTCCGATGTAGCATACGGACGATTGTTATTTCTCCCACTCATCAGCGTTATAGCTTAAATCAATTGGTTCAGAAACGTCGATCATGAAATAAAGCCCGGTACAACCGGATATGAAATATTCTCCAAGTTCCCGCATATAAACGTTTTCCGTATTCAGGTAAACAAGTTCATTGCCCATGTCCTCCCGATCAAGTAGCATCCGGCTATGAACCTGACGTGCCAACTGACGACAGATATCCAAAGATACTTGGCGATCCGCCATATCATTGAAGGTATATTTCTTCATCAGGAAGACCGTGAAAGTTCTCTTCTTAAAAAAACCTCCGGAACGTCTCTCTGTTACCCCGTCATTCGTATCATCAACCGCAAAGAAAGCAGACTGCTTGCGAAAATTCTCCAATACCTCCTCCAGAGAATTTATTCCGGAACAGACACAGGGATAGAATTTATGTGCTTTCGCCAACTTATTCTTCAGGCACATATCTTTAAAGTACCCGATTGCATCAAACAAATTAATTGTGTCCATACTTTTCATTATATTCTTGTGTCTCACGCGCCTTTTCATTCAGTTCCGTCAAGGCCCGCCAACAGTCCATACTCAATACTTGGTTCTCTTTTGTGATATCTCCACCAGTCAAAGCACGTATTTCAGCGTTCATCACTTCCACCATGTTAGGCGGTTCTGCGATCACATTCTCTCCAGCTTTACCAAAGAAATGGGGAAAGCTGACCGCAAAGCGGTTCTTCAGCGAAGCATACCACAGAAACACCGACAATAGTTCTCCTTCTGAAAAATGCACATCTTCCGGATGGTTACCGTTCTTATCCACATACAGAATTTTAGCCATACTCCGGAGCTGTCGGATATCATTCGTCTGCAAATATCCCTGATAATGATTTTCTATACGAATATAGTCGTGAAACGGCACACCACGCAGTAATACATGAACAGCCCACAGTTCTCCAATTCGAGGTAAACAGACCGGAGAGGTTGCCGGAGCATCAAGAAAGTCCAGTGCTTTCAGGAAGCATTGTATCTGATAATTCCATAAGAAGAAACGGACCTTCCTCCCATTCTCCAACTTAACCGCACATACCCAGCCATCAGCTACCTTCCGATAAATCCGGATTGCCAATAAACGGATAAAAATATAGGTCTTTGCTTGCAAGCCGGGAAAGCGAGACATGGCATAGCAGACATACCGTAACTGTTCCTGAGTCAACTTCTCCCAACAATCCGGAAGTTGGAAATCCAACACATTATCCCCAAAAGTAGCAGGAGTCGTCTTTCTCATTTTGGTATTGCTCAAAATGTTTCACTTTATAAGCCTCACTTTCCTGATAAGTAGGGAATTTATCAAGATTACCTTCAAGGAAGTTCACCGCATTGTCCAGCTCACGTTTAAAAGCCGGAACTTGCTGATTAACAAAGAACCCGATAGCCTTACACAGCATCCATACAAGTAATGTTTCATATTCTGATAAATCCTTGGCACGAACCTTCTCCAGCAAATGATCAAACAACACAGCAGATATATTCCGGTATATGATCTCTTCCGCCTCAGAGATTACAGGTCGTAAAGCAATCAGGTCTGATCTATGCGCATCTGGTTTGCCTGCATAATCCCGCAACTGAGAGGCAGTATAATAAAGAGAACTGATTAAAAGTTTCGCATAAGCAGAAGTAGCCCAATCTCTATTACCTATCAATCCCGATATGATAATATCCATTGCATCATCAGCACATTGCCGTACAGACTTGCGTAACGTTTCAACCCGATCCCGTGATGCCGGAGACAAATTTTGATTATTCACAATACCAAAACCTGTTGGTGTCAATACAAGGTCAAGTCCCGGCATGGCTTCATAAAATGCGTCCAAGCAGATGAAACGTTCCACATCCTTAACCATTGCTTCCGGAAGATTGTCGAAATCCACAACTGTTCCGAAAACAATAGATTTCAGTTTAGCCGTAGAAATGGCAATGGGATCAGCCATCATATCAAAAATTTCAGCCGTTGAACTTGTTGCGGCCAGTACAATTTTCTCAAATTTGTCTTTATCAATCTTTATCATCCGTTTCGTTATTAGGTATGTTAGCACTCTTTTTCTTCGCATCAGTATTCTGATCCAGCGTCGTCAGCAGAATCATTGGTACGTCCGGATAGACTTTACCTTCCCAACCATTATAATATATCACCACGTTGTGAGGTGTGTACATAAGGTCATGGAAAGCAATCTCAAGCGATTGTTTCAGCGTAAACAGTTCCCGTTTATCGGAACCTGAATTATTCGACTGCGATTTACCCGGAGTAGCACCAACGAGGTTCGGATGAATATTATCGCCATAGCAAGTGATGTTAGATGCTTCCTGAATATCTTCCGACCAGTCTCCCCCCTCCTTGCCTGTATCGATCACAGTAACACGCACCATCCTGTTTTCTTTGCCGTTGGGATCAATATAATAACCCGTAATCCAAACTTTACCTGAATTCTCGATTCCGGCTACGAACTTCTTTATATTCTCTTTCTCCTGCTTGAGACGTTCCATCTGTTTAACCGGGTCCGTTATTCGTTCTTCATCCAGAATATTTTGCCAAAAGTCCTTATGTACTTCCACTTGATATTTGACTGACGCATGATTCTTCAGCTTTGCTTTCTTCCCTTTACCTATCAGACGCTTTATATCGAACCAGTCGCCTCGGAAAATGGCCGTATAGTAAGGAACCGGATAATACTGGCAACCGGGAGTTGGAAAACGCACAAGAATAGCGAACTTCCGTTCATGTGTCCGCACTTTTTTCAATCCATCAGCACCGGGTTCGCGTCCCATCAAGACTTCCAAGTCACCTAATGGATCTTTCTCATCCAATAAGCGGATAACTTCAACATCCTGTTCCCGAAGCGAAGATTTCCGGAAGTTCGCATAGAATACATGATTAATTTTTCCCTTATCATCTGCTTTTTCAAATCGACAATAGCAAGATTCCTTATGTCGTAACTTAGTGATTCTCTTACCATCATTGGAAAGGATAACTACGGAAACGCAATAAAAGAAGTACTTGACATCAGTCGCCTGTTCAAGCATGAAAGCAGGTATGCTGTTATGTAATAGCCACTTCTTAATTTCTTTGTCCTGGGTCGGTTTTTCCGTAGCGATATCCATATACTTCTGACCAGCACCATAGCACGTAAGGACATTGAAAAGCTTGTTTTGGCTCATCACCTCATCCACACCGATCAGGCGGATTATCTCAAATGGCAACTTATCATCCGGCCCAAACGAAACGTATCTATATTTCTTAGCGCCAGGAATAGTAATCACCGAAACATCCTCTCCGTCTTCATCAAAGATATCGGCACTGTCTTCCACCGTCTCCATCGACGCCATGATATTCGACTGGCCAATCGAAAAAACTTCGCTGGGCATATAGTGCGACTCACTTTGCCGGATTTCCTTTTTCTCTTCCTTTTTCATAAGTAAACTGTCATTCCATTGATTTCAAACATTGTTATATCCCGAAACTCTCTTATTAGCATAGAGTTAGGCAGCAGAATTCGATGTGTACCACCTCTCCAGTGGGAACCGACACAACGAATCCCTTTGTATTCAATAATATCTCCGGTAGAAAGCTTCCATACACGGAGATTGCAGGGATGTCCGGACTCCAGCAGGCGCAGCGCATCACTTTTATGTATAACCATCATCCAAAAGTATTATCAAACGTATTGTCGAATACACGTCCGGCACGGGATAGCTGCAAAATGTTCTGATTTCGCTGCGCATATCTGTACGAGAAAGTATAGGCAGGCAGACTTTCATAATCATTCGTCCGTGTTGATTCCGAATCAGTAATTGTTATTTCCTTGCCGGGCCGATCCCCTTCCAGCAAGTAAATCTCTTTACTGCGAAAGAGATCATCCGCCCAGACGGACATTGCAGTGTTCAGAATGCCTGTATTGGCTTTGAATACGCGGTTCTCTTCAATATGATAATGGCGAAACATGCCATCAATCATCGCTGACGAACGCTCATACTCCGGTTCCAAAGTATGAGTTCCGGTACAATAAAATGTTTCCTGGCAACCAAATGAATTAGTGAAAAGTAAGCAGGGTGCTGCATCCGGACATTCTAAATCTATCTGATAATATTGCACACGACTTCCAGCCTTAACCGTATAGCGGACCAAAGTCCCCAGATCGCTGGTAAAAGCGTCCGGAGAAACATCAATCGTATATACTGAATGAATGGTTGAAAAAGTGTCTAAAATGAATTCTTTGGATACCAGCTTATTATCCGCCGTATGATAATCACAAGTAACCTTCACAACCGTATTCTCAGATACAACCAGATGCAAGAATTCTTTGCGTCCCATTGCAGTAATTTTCTCCCCTCCCGGCATTGCCGTCAGGAAGTGACCGTTCATAAAGTCCAAAGCATTCAGCGACGACTCCGCAGCACAATATTGCACGGTGAAACCACGTGTAACCTTAGTCTGCCCATTCACACCGATTATATAGAAAAAACCTCCTATCAGTTTAGAAGCCAAATAAGGCTCTATTAAATCCTGTAGGTCTAAAATAGTTATCTTTCCGTCAGCATCCGGAACATATTTTTCATCCAACATTCTCTGTTCTCCATCCGTTAGAATGAAGTCTACTTCTGCCTGATCCGTCAAGAAAACGATTTTATCCAAAGCGGATGAAAACATATAATCCGCTACGTCTTTGAGAATTGTAATCATAGCTTTTTGATTTTTTCCCAAAGGTATTTCCGCACAGAAGCACATAAAAAGACAGAGGCACAACGCTTCACAGCGGCATACCTCCCAAAAATGTAGAAAATGTTATATCTTAGTCTTTATTCATCATCATCCACTTGGGACGACCATCTTTGTCAACCATGCTGTGATATCCGATATCCAGCATGATAGTTGTGATCTGATTCAATGTCAACTCCACCATTTCCGACAGATCATCCGCGATATCCTGACTTGTCTTCAGTATCTTATCTTCATCCTTCTTCTCTGCCGGAAGATACGTTTGCAGGTACTCAATGAGAATAATTTCTTCCGGATCAATTCTCTTTTCTGAATTATCGTTCATTCTTTACCTCCTTTCTATCATTCAGAGCCAATGTTAGCAATCTCACCAACTCTTCAATATCTTCACGGTAGGCATCAAAAAGAACTATTTTATCATGGCTATACACAGTATAATCCTCTAACACGTTCCTATCATCCTCGAAATAAGAAGTCTTTTCTACTTTGAATATAGGTTTGCTCATTCTATCGCTCCTTTCTCTCCTTTTTCACAAAACTGGTAAGTAGAGCGAACCCGGCATATATCCATGATAAAAACCATATCCGGACATCCCATTTTATCAACAGAAGCGTCAATGCGGGAAAGTTTATTTCCACAATTTCCGGCACTATAGCGAATCGATTTCAGTTTCGGATGTTCCACATTAGTCTTCTCCACCATGAGGCGGATTTCCTCTTTGAGTGCGTCCAGTGCCAGTTCATCCCTTACCAGCACATTTTCATACTTAGCGACGTAATCACACACTTTCTTCCACGCACGATTTTTGGGGGCATAGATTTGCAAATGTTGTACAAAGAACATCATATCTTACCTCCTTTCTCAAAAGTGATGTTGACATGGCAGCCATCACCAGCATAAATGATGATGGCATTGGCTGTACGTCTAACAGGAATACTTTCTTTTCCTGAAGCGAGGTCTGAGCAAAGCTCTAATAAAGCCTTCTGAACTTTTTCAACAGATACATTGCGTCTGTTTGCGCGGTTGTTTTTGTAACTCATACTGTAAGTGTTTTAGCTTTTTTAGGCAGATAAAAAGAACGGCTGCCATTTCCCGAGTTCGCTAAAACACTTACAGATTCCGCTCGTAGAGCAAAAATGTAAAGGGAAAGGCAACCGCCTATATCATAAGTCAGGGCATAAAAAAAGCCCACCAAATATCATGAGCATTAACCGCGCTCTGCGATACGGTATAACCGTAAGTGTTTTAGCACTGCAAAGATGGGAGTTTCTTTTGAAACTGCAAAAGAAAAAGCGGAGATTTTTATTCTCCGCTTTTTAAAGTATGCAGAAAAAGACTGGAGATAAGTAAAGAGGCTCTTTCTAATCACATGATTTGTAATTGCACACTCTGAATTAAAAATCATCTCTAAAAGAGCGTTTTTCCTTTAAAGCTTCCTTGATTAAATTGTATTCATCTATGATAAATTGACTAAGATTATCTTTCCGTGGTGATACATCATAGATATCACCATTAAGTTCAAACCGAAGTTTCTTTAAACCTTTTCCAAGTTGCACAATAAGTTCATCTGTTAATGGAATAAAAACATGTATCTTATAATCTTTAACCGTTATTACACTTCCCATAACTACAGCACTTCTCACATTGGGAATTATATCTTCTGAATTATTTAAACTTTTACTTTCAAAGACTGTATTATCACCAAACTTAAAAAGTACCGGAGAGTTCTTTTTCACTCTAATAGGATTGTCATGTGAAGTGATAATAAAACCAATATTAATATACTCAATGGAATCACTTTGCATACCACAAACATAAGCAAATACAGAATTTTCAGATGTCGAAGTGCCAATATAGCTACATCGATACATGCACTGTATGTATCTCCACCCGTCGTTAGATATTTTATCCTCTATGATTTTTGCTTTGTATTTTTGCGGATTGCTAAAGACACTATTACCATAGTTGTCCTTCAAAAAGTTAGACCAATCTTGCGCCATACCAACATTGGACACAAACAATAATGTAAAGATTAAAGTAAATAATTGTTTCATATTCAATAATATTAGATTTATTAGTACAAAAGTAGTAAAATAAATATCAGAATACAGAAATGTACAAATAAAAAAGGCTCCCAACCCGTGGAAGCCCTTTTACTTGTCAAAGTGATAGCCTCATGTCAATGAAGCTGAAGTATCTAAAAATTTGTTTCCAATACTTTTCAATGCCATAGATAAGATTTTCATCTCATCCTCTGTAAATGGGATTGTACCATTTATTTTTTTATATAACCAAGTTCTATCCTTGCCGAAATATTCTTTTGCAATATACGATAAAGAAACAACTTCCTGTATATCTTGCAGCTCTTTTTTTAAATCCTTATCAACTTTTGGAGATTTAGAGCTTCTTCTTTCTGCCATAACCTCCCGGAGATATTGCCCTGCTAACTTACGATGTTCAGAGGGAACAGACTTCATCAAAGCGGCAAACTTAGCATCATGCTCTTTTCTTTCTTTCTCTGTTTTGAGGGAACAAAATTCCTCGAAACAAACTCTGATTCTTTCTTTCAATTCTTCCATAACAGTTATTTTTAGCTTTATGATGATGATTTGAAGTAGCCCCGAAGGGCTACCCAAATCATTCATCTGTCAAAGCGTCAACTATTCCTTTGCAGTCTTCGTTGATCAGCTTATCCAAATCCTCCCGCGTGTACCACTTGTCCTCTAAGAACTCGTCTTCATGCCGGAGAAGGAATCGTAAATCTTCAAGATACTCATCCCGACCCTTTAGGTCTTCTTCATTTATTGGCATTGCCATCACTTTTGACACCACAAAGATAATCATCATTTGATGAATTACAAACTAAATTCTACTTTTTTTTCATCAAATGATGATTTTTTTTTCAATCGCAATTCTATTGCGTCAAACAATCGCCGATTCAGGCGTTAAAAGCCCCGCCCCCCTGGGCTATAGGCAAGAGGCGGTTCCGCTTTCCCCCGAAGCGTAGCGTAGGGGGCGCCCGCAAAAGCATTCCACCCCTATTTAAAGGCTCATAGAGTGCTTTTGCTGGCTACTGTCGGCTTTTCTCGTCTTGTCCTTACCTCATGTATTCTTTTACTTTTTAGGGCTGAAACGGACAAAATTAACAGGCGGTATGTTTTTAACAGGCTGTACCAGTCCCATCACTGGCATAGGTTTCAAATCATCCGCACAGGTCGGCGGCTGGTTTATCTTCTCTTCTTCCACTTCGTAAACTGTCGGTATCTTTGTTACACTATCTACAATAATGCACCACCGATGCCAACAGCTATCTGATAAAGCATTCATGTGTATCACTTCACCATTCAGAGAATTAAGGCAAAGATTTATAATAGTCATCAAACAACAGGTATATGAAATGTCTGTTCCAACAAAAAACTGTTTCCTATCCTGTTGCGCAGCAGCCAACAACAACCGTCCACTTCCACAACATGAATCACAGACCCGTGTATCTCCATCTTTCCTTTTCTCACCTACTTGGCGAACTGTAAGTTGCGCCATGAGTTCAGCCACAGGCGATGGGGTAAAGAACTGCCCGTTACTACTATTACTTAGAAACTCCTCAAAATAATCTCCGAAAGGGTCTTCAAGCGGTTTTCTATCCATCTGCACAATAAGGGACGCAAAAGCCTGTGAAAACAATTCAAGTTCCTCCCTACTATAAGGCTTTATAGTTTTAAAATAAAGTTCCTCTTTACGTCCCATAGACAGACAGCACACAATAATTTGCAAGAAATCATCAAAAACCTTTGCCCGCCCGTGTGGTCGGGAAATACCCTCCAAGTATTTCCCGAATGGTTTCAAATCATTAGGATTGCTTTTCATATACCTGCAAATTTGAGAACACGAAACAAATCGGGTAAAAGTCTGCGGGGTCATTTTCTCCGTCCGTTGTTTCTTCCTGTTGTTCCTTGTTTATCTGCTTAGGCGCTCCCCACAGGCATAAGGCGTGCGAGCCTTTTACTACTCGTTTCCCGTCCTTATTCCATTGCTGTATTGTTTTCAATTCCATGTGCCCCGATTGGGCATAAATTCCCTTTAATCCATCATTCACAGAAGGAATTGCCCCCACTTTAACAAGCTGCTGAAGCGGTTGTGATAGACCTTTCAAAATAGCCCGTTTTTCCTGTATAGTCTTTGCAGTCTCAAAAATATTTTCCATCTTTGCAGTACGTTAAAAATTAAACTTCGGTTTGATTTTGTTTCCCCCTACAACGGTGCAACGGTGTAGGGGGATTTTGTTTAATTATCTCCAAGCTGTTCAAGTTCTACCCGAATCTCTTTCTCAGTCTTTGATAAATGGTTGTTTAAGTCCAGCATCCAATCAGCTAACAACTTTCCAATAGCCACCGGATTAGATGTTGAAATAGAAAGCCCCTTAGCATCCACAAGAGTTAATTGGGCGTTATTCTTGTCGTGCGAAATAGTGAAACTTTCAAGCTGTTTGCGTTTCTCTCTTACTTCTTGGTACTTTTGCCGAAGCAAATAAACCCGGTCTGCCTTGTCCGTCAGTTCATCAATACTCAACCGTTTGGGGGCGGCTGTCGCTGTTTCCTTTTTCTCACCAACAACAGGTGTCACCACTTTGGCGGGCTTTTTTTCTTTCTTTTCTTCGGGAACTGGGGGCAACAGAAGCAAAGGTGCCGCCTCCTCTTGTTTGCTGTTAGTTACTGCATTACCTAACACTGCGGCTTTCGCCTCTGCGCCTTTTGCGCTGATTACATTACTTTTCATGATGTTATACGTTAAAAATTAAACATTTGCGGGGTTCGGGGTGCAACCCTATCCCCTTTTAATTACATAACAAAGATAGTGATTTTTTCAACACAAAACAATACATATTCACCTGATACACAATAATATACCAATATAAAAGATAAAAATCAGACAATAATATGGGAAATACGACCTATATCCCATGAAAAAAAAGTTTTTAGGAAAAAACATTCGAGAAAAAAGAAAAGAGCTACCAAGGCATCAAACAAGGTCAAAAGGCTTCCCAATACCACTTAAACGTTAATTATACTTAACACAAAATACTGAAATACAGAAAATTACCTTTAAAAAAGCCTATAAAATACAGTGAAAAATTGCAGGTTTCCAGCACTCAAACAAACAACTCCCTCATAAACAACGTACTAACACAGCGCAGCCCCGCACTTTGTGCGGAACTGCCGAAGGCTACCCCCCACCGCCCTACGCAAAAAATCTCATTACCTCCTTCCTCCTCTTCGGAATATGTAATAATTCTTTACTCACACCCTCGGTACATGCCAAACGCGCATAAAAAAAACGTACATCCACTTTTAAAAGTGAACACACGTTAATGAGCATCAACACTGACAGTTAACCTACATCGAAGAGGTTACAAACAAATTGAAATGCACCTTCGGGAATTTCTCACAGCCTATACAGAGAGTATCAAAGGCATCAGAACCATCCGTTCTTCCCTCCAGCTTATCATCTTCTGACTCAGCCAGCTTCTCGCCACGCTTATCCTTACCACCATTATACACACCTGCCGTTTGTACAGAGATTAACAGGTCTTCATTGTTCTGCTCGTTGAACATCGGGATTAGCGTTGCTTGTCCGGCAAACATCCGATTGATCAATAGATACTTCTCTATGTGGTTCATAGGCTTACCGATATACACCTCCTGAACTTCCCATCCACGCTTCTTGAACTCATGAGAAATCACCCATCGGAAGTCCTGATCATTCACAGCGTAATTACTTCCCAATGCCGTGCTATCATAATAGAATATCACTTTCCTGCGCTTATGATGGCGGTAGTACTTGCAGAAGTCCTCAATCAATTCCGGAAGCTTACGTTCATACTTCACAAAGAAAGACTTCAGCACCTTCAGTTTGTTATCCTGCGGCTGTCCGGCTACCAGCCAGTTGATGTTCGCATTATAATCAAATGCAATACAGATAGGCATACCTACGTCCACATCAGCATCAGCCAGCGATGTAGGTTCTTTCAACTTGTCGAACTTATACTCAAGACTATCCAGATATGAGAAGTTGGTACAGCTATACTTATGATGCGTCCGCATGGATGAGTAGAAGCCATCACGGGTGATGCCTATACGCTTACAGAGGATAGAGGTCAGGAAGGTCAGCGGTGGCAAGTCACGCTTCATATCATTCACCCACTTCTCGCCCAATACCTGCATATTCCAAATGCTTGAGTATTCCTTGTACATGACGGCTACCGAACGCATCCGGCAAAGATCACGCGATAAGGTACGTAGATAGGAGCGTAAATAAGCAGGCACGACTTTTCCAGCCCCTAACATATCTTTGACTTTTTGCTTAGTCTTCCAAATCTCAAAGATTGTTGCCTGGATCACCTCAATTAATTCCGGGTCACACTTCTTTTCATAATCAAGGAACCATGACCCTTTCTTTGTAACCGGCATATCTGAAGATATAAACATACCATGATGATAGAAGTGCTGTCCAAAGTATTGCTTATTACCACGGTTAGCGGGGAGGGTTTCATCCTTCAGCTGCTCAAAATCTATAAATTTAGCTTCGTCGATATCCAAAGCGTCATAAGAATGTGAATTGGAAGTTCCACTTCTATCTTGTGATATGATGTAGCCAATACTACCATTATAGAGAGAAAGAATATTCTCCCAGTTCTCCGGTTCAAACAATGGTTCTCCCCATCCCCATGTCTTGGGCGGTTTACGTCCGACAGTCCAATGAAGATCGCGTTTGAACCCCCAATTCTCCCAATGGATAAGCATGGAAGGAAGCGTATTCGTAAGGACACGTTTGCAATTAGCACCGACAAAGCCCGTTATACTGCCGGGCATACGCTGCATGTTCCGGAGATTCCATGCAGCATGAATCAGACCTTTGCCAATACCACGACCACCGACGACGACCGTATCTTTGGCCGAAGTGTACATCACTTCCTGTTGCGGGTCATTAAAGTACTGTTTCATTGCCTTGCGGTTTTATTTTGAAAATGTCTTCCTCGTTAAATTCCACCTCTTCAAATGACACATCTTCAATGTCATCAGACCAATACTGCTGTATCTTGGTCTTTATTTTTTCTCTGACATTAGGAATAGGCTTGATACCAAGAACCGTCGGATCATCGGTAGGTTCAAACGGCTGGACAACAATCTTATCATAGCCTTTGTCAAGGATATCTTCTTTATCCAGTTGAGTATATTTTCCGTAATAATTGGCGGCTGCCCCCATTGCCCTGGAATCCTTTGTTCGTCTGGCCATCTCAAAAGTCTCATCTATCATCTGGCAGAATTTATACCGATGGTAGTCCTTCGTAGTCTTGGCAAGATCACCAAGCAAACGTTTTATTATCCGGATATCTTCGTAAGCAGTAGATTTGCTTACATTATAGCGACGTTCCAGCTCGCTGACTATCTCAAGGTCTTTCTTACGTGGAAATTGCAGCCAGAAATTATACATATCCCGAAGACGTATCAGGCGTTGCTGGATCAGTTCCGGAATGCCGTCCGCCGTCATCTCGTTGATATCGGCAAACAGATACTTCTCACATACTTCTATGGTGGCAGGTACAGGCATTATAAATCTTCATCAGAGTCCATATTCAACAAATAGCTATTCGTAAGCTGCACCGCCAACGGGCTGCCAACGTTAGCCAGTTCAATTTCTTGTTTACGTAACTTGAGTGCGGTATCAGCTTTCGCATAATGATAAGCACGAGACACCGGAGTATTACGATTACGAATTTCAAGACGCAGCGCATCAACGTCTACATCAAGCAGCACCGCCATATCAGAAACCGGAGTCAAGCAAGCCGCCAGCTCCTTAATCTTCTCTATCTGTTCCGTTGAATAGCCCATCCAAATGAATTGCTTTTGAGTTAATGATAGTGGAGAACTGTTCTTGCAGGTCGAGGTAAATACGCGGATCAGTGGTTATCATCCCACTTTCAGTACGGTTTCCCCGTGTTTGGTTCTGAGATGTACAGATAGATACCATCCATCTTGAGTTCCGGATGAGAATAACTTTGGAATGATTCTCAGCCAGGAACACATCATCAAACACATTCGATATGAATGTGTACAGGTGAACTGTTTTTCGGGATGCCTTCAGGTCAGTCAGCATGGTTGCTTTCGTCAACAATCCCCGCCTCCGAAGACGAAAAATTTTCCGAAGAAATTCTTCGGAAGTGGAAAAGGTAGAAATGTAAATCTCAGCCGGACCAGTCTCGGAAAGGATTTTCTCTATGATATCAAATAACTGTATGCGATTATCCAAGTACGCCTGCAATGGCGTACCGGATAATGGCTTTATTATTTGATTGACTAATTTCATTTAACTACCAACCCTAAATTAACCAACTCTGCCACTTGATCAGCTTCAACCGTATTACCGCTACTGACAAGATATTCATAACGCTCCTGTACTTTCATCAGTAACACTGAATACTTTTTCTCATCCGTGGTTTTCAGATCAGCCAGCTTCTTTTTATTGTCAGAAAGATATTTCCGTGCAGCATTGACTTTTTTAGCAATATCAGCCGGATTATCTTCCGCTTTCTTGCCATTATCCGTATCAGCATCAGAAGAACCAACAACAAAAGCATCATAAGCCTGCATATTGGCACGATACTTTTTGTCACACTCTTCCAACTGCTGTAAGTATTCAAAGCGGTCACAGGCCGGAGAACTCTCCATCGTTTTCAGTAGTTCAAACAGTTCCTTTATCTTGAACCAAAGCGGAGTACACTCATCCCATAAAGCCTTAATCTCATCCGGAAGCAGTTCATGATCCGCACGCTTTCCACGCACAACAGTTCCTTCAGTCGGCAAATCATTATCAGTGGAAATCACCGGAGCACCTTCGGCAATCGTTGCTTGTGCTGCCGGAATTACCACTTTATTCATAGTTGCCACATCCGCAATAGTTTTACGGTCAAGTCGTATGGCAAGATGTTTTTTCAATTCATATTCGACCTTATCCGCAAACTTTTCCGGTTTACGCACTACATTTTGAAAAAAGATGCGGTTGCGATTCAAAGACAGGAGCATAGTTGCACCCTCAATCACATTTTTATCTTCAGGCGCTGCATCCAAATAAGCCTGTATTTTTGCTGTCAATTTTTCATCCATAACTTTAACTTTTAAAAAAGGTGATGGCACAGACCAGCCACGCCACCACCAAACCAACTAACCAAAAACTAATTATAGCATTATGCCGACGGATCAGCCCACGCCGAACCATCCGCACCAGAGATATCACCATCTTCCGCCTCAATTTTACCCGGATAGAACGGAGCCGGACAAAGGTCAGTTGCCTCGATCTCAATAGTTGTGCCAGCTTCTCCTGTCACACCTTCACCAAGTGCCTGAGTCGGTTTTGTATCCGTTTCAAACTCTTCACAACCAATGACACGGAACTTACCATTGCGTTGCTGGACAAGATACACAAGATCATCAGCTGTAGCCTGACGGCAGAACCCTGAAGCATCCTCTTCAGTACCGGAATGTTTCAATGTACATTTATTCAACGTTGTCCGACTTGGCTTCTCTCCTTGTGGCTCAGAGGTCACATTAGACTTTGTTGACAATGATTTCAGTGTCAACCATTTCTTATCGGCGGCAAGTATGAAGTTTCCTACATATGTCGCCAGCGCAGCCATTGACTTAGCCGCTTCCAAATCCGGAAGTTTCGGCCAAGTCACAATATTAGATTTCTTCTGAAAAAAGACTTTCGGGCGAATACCCGGCAATACGGTCTTACCGTCGCAAAAGTCCAAAGACTCATATAAGTCTATTGAACCACATCCTACTGGTTTAACATCAGCCATATCTTCTCCTTTCCTTTCTAAATAGCAGTTACACCATCAATACTTGCAACCAATAACCGTTCTTTAGAGATGGACTCAAATTCAACGCCAAAGAACATCGTAGCAATAAATTGGAGGACAAAAGCTTTGAAGCGTGCCACTTCAATATTCTCTTCCTCTCCGGTCTGGTTGACTCCCACCAACATATTCTTCTTTACCGTCATGTGAATGAACGGACTTTTTTTCTTATTGGCAAGAGGAACGATACTCACATTATCAAACCCTTCTACGAAATATTGATTGTACTCCTTATTATAAGGAATAGAACCAGTAGACGATTTATAATCTTCGCAGTAGTCAAAGAATACGTGCTTAGGCACAAACAGTTTCACCGATTCTTCTTCAGTCAACATATCATCAGCAGTCTGACAGATTGTTTTTAACACGTCAACAGCATTATTCTTATCAATAGCTTCGATAACGAGATAATTGCCCAATGCAGCCGAAAGCTTAGCGCTATCCAACTCTTTTTTGGTAATCGTATCAAAGCCATTAAATAAGTCTTTGGACAATTCACCATCATCCTTACGAACAGCCGACCAAAGTACGTTATTCAGGTTCTTACCCAATTGAGCGCTGAGAAAAGCCAGCACTTTACGAGTAATCTCAGTGGACTTCAAAGCTTCCCCCTTAGTGATGTCAGAACCCCACATAGACTGATAGATTTTATTCGGGGAAAAGTTACGCACAACCGAACCGAAGAACGTATATAACGTTCTCGGATTGATTACTACTTCACTATTATCCTCACGTGTTTCAGAATAGGGTCCAAATTGCATATCACCAGACAATTCACCAACTGTTTCAGAATAGCGAATACCCGGACGCAGACTCATGTGCTGCAATGAACGGGACAATGCAATCACAGGCATCTGCAACAATTCTTTTCGATATTTACGAGCGGTCTTCTGAAGATCCTCGCTTACAATATTAACTCCAACTTGTGCCATTAAATAAAATCCTTTACATCGTTATACATAGATTGTGCTGTTACATCAGACTTACCATTTTTTTCTTCACCTTCAATGTGGCGTGTTTCATCACCATCATCATTCTTCAGATTATTAATCTGCTCTTCTTTCTGGTCGATAAGGGTTTGCTTATCAGTAATGTCCTGTTCCAGCGTATTCACTTTATCGTTGACGGCTTTAACCTGATCTTCGGTAAGATTACACTTACCATCTTTGTCAAACTCCAAGCCTTCAACATTCAGGATGGCGTTGACTTTCAAATAGTCTTTCTTCATCGTTGTTACGTTATTAATAGTTTCAGATGGAGTGTCTTCCTCCTTTTTGCCAAAAGAGGAAATAAAGCCATCCATTTTAGAAATCACCTTTTGCAGTAAACCTTCGGTAATATTTGATTTAACCTGCTGATCTGGAAGTGCAGGCAGTCCTAAAACATTCAGTTTTTCAGCGGCATCAACAAAGTCAATCTTTTCGTTGTCCTCTATTATTTCATCTACAAAGCCATAGTCCAACGCTTCTTGTGCGGTAAGCCAGCGGCCTTCTTTCAGTACATCAAGGATTTCATCCACCTTCTTTTTACAGCGATTAGCGTACATATTGGCCAACACAATATCAAACTTATCATTCTCCAGCTTATTTTCCTTGAGCTGATTGATAAGCTCCTGTATTTGGTCTGCATTATATTGCCCCCAGGCATCCACCCAGTTACTTACTTTATGCACCAAGAACATGGCGAACTTAGAGATGCAAACTTTCTTTGCTCCTTGTGCCGCTATGGTAGCAGAACTCGCAACCAGTCCATATAAATAAGCCGTCACGTCGCCATGATCAATAAACTGCTGGCGGATATCCAGTCCGTCATCCACCGCCCCACCGAGCGAACTGATACGGACATTAACAGGCTTACCTTTCAAGCCAGCCAGTTGGTTACGAATATACTGTTTGGAGTACCCCCAGCGTCCGATGTAGTCATCAATGTTGATATTATACGTCATATTGCAAACATTTTATTGCAATATTACGCCCATACCTTATATAATAAAAAGACCTTTACACATCCAAAACCGTGTAAAAACAGGTATTAGAATAGGTTACGAGCATTGTAACCGCACATTGTGATGCAATACTTTCCGGTCTTGAGTCCGTGAAAGTCACGACCGGATAAGGTCGGGAATCCGTACCGATCAGATATCTTTCTCCGGAGATGGCGGTAAGGAGGAAACACAATTTTCGATTGGCCACATTAAAACGATCCGGCAGATAGCACGTCAATGTATGGGAGTAAATACGGTTTTTATTCTCTACCCGATCTAAAATTTCCAAAGAGGAAAGACCAACAGTTTCCAATTTCCGGAAAGTTAGTGCCGGAGAAAGGTAAACTCCGACTCCCGGTATAAAAATTGAAGATGATAAATTAGCAACTTCAATCAACTCTACCTGATTGATAAATTTAAGGCAATTGCTCATAATTGTTCGGTGTTGTTCGGTGTTGTTCGGTGTTGTTCAAAACAGGCATCCTTGTCCTCTCTTTTTCTTGTTAAAGAATTTAAAAACAAACCTTTCTTAGTATAGGCATTACGCATACGATAATATTTCTGACGTACAGTTTCCACGAAGTCATCATCAATGCCATGCATTTCACACCATGCAGCAACCATCTTATTAACTCCAATAGATTGATCAACCGACATCTCTCCGAGTTCCGCCCACATATTACGCCGGAATAAGTCTTCAACAGCTTCAATAACGGCTTCTTTTGCTCGCGGGCCAAGATAATTATATACTGCCGGGTCTTTAGCCTTTGAATCCGGAATAACAATAGGCGTCAGTCCATCAACCATCAGTTCCGGCTTCTGTCCGGAAGGCAATCTTTGAAGAAAACGACGGATCACCGCATTCTCATTACTCTGTGCCGGAAAACGAACCGGACTGCCAAGAGCGTGTACAAGCCACTGAGAAAGGTATTTTTCTAATCTGAGATAGATAACAAAGCTGCTCATAAGTCTTTATTTTGACACAAATATAATATATATATTCAAATAGTAATATATTTATTACTTTCTACCGGACGGGTATATTTTCCCGTTTACAGCTTCTACAATTTCTACAAATCCAATAATACACTGTTTTAAAGGCAATTAGCACAAATATAAGTAAATTAAAATGTAGAAAAAGACTTCTACAAATAGGAAAAAAGAGAAGTTTTGTAGAAGCTTTCTTTATTTTCCTTGTTTTGTAGAAATTTGTAGAAGCTTGTATTCTGTTCTTATAATAGTTAAATATCTCATTTATAACATTGTAGAAAGTGTAGAAAGTGTAGAAGCTATTTTTGTCCCAACAAAAATGCCTTTAACAGCACAAACAAAGGCCAATAAAAAAGGGTGCATCCGCTTCACAGCGTCTACACCCTCGACAATGATACATAGTATATCGTTAAAAACTAAATTTCTTTTGAACTGGCGGAAGTGTTTCTTCTTTAGTATCCCTGATACCCTCATTATCGCTATCCCCAGAATCCGTATCAATCTCCAAGTTGATATTATATGAATCCATTATCATCTCATAATCAAAACACATGGCTTGTTCCGGAGTACTGGTCTTACGATATTCGGTTCTACCCTCCCCTATATCTACACGCTTAGTAATCTCAACCCCATTCTGTATGTTTTTGAAACGTACAGAGTTCTTAACTCCTAAATACTCTTTTGAGTTCTCAAGATAGAATTTTAGAGATTCCGGTGGAAGCGCCGTATCTCCCACCTGTTTGGCAAACTTTTTATAAAGCATAAAGATACGATTCTTCCGCATCATTAAAATTGGTCTTGGCCGAACGAACTCCATCTCATTCTTTATCACATTCGATTTGAACTTCTTCACATAATCAATCCGATAATCCGCCTCATTGAATATTTCACCGTCTTGCAATAAGTAAGATACCACATTCCAAAAGTTGGCCAACTCATTGTTGCTTTTACATTCCTGATTCTGTCGAATAATCCCTTCCACTGTGATATCCAACATTTCTTTATAAGAGAATGGAACATCAATCACTGCTTCCATCGTGCGGAATGCCGCCAAAGGTATTACCCAATTCCGCTGAATACGGTCTTCTATCTTTTCTTTCGATAAACAATCATTCAAATCAGTCATACACTGCCGATAATTTGCAGTAAAGTCCGTTTCCATCTTACCCCGGTGGCGAAGTAACTGCAAAGTCAAATGTGACAAGCCCATATCCCGTGCACTTTTACAATCGTCGAATGCTCGTTTTTCTTCATTAGAAAACTCTGTTTTGGTGAAAGTCAGATAAACCAAACGGGAAAACAGAGCAATGTCAATGGTCGTCATCTCTTGACCGGATAATATTACACCACAATCGACCGAGGTTATTTCCCGTTTTTTATCCCGATCCATATTCATACGGCTACGTCCCGTTCCATCCCATAGCCCCTTCAGGAACTCACGCTTATCCAAATCAATTGTGTTCTTATACTCGTCGATGTGTACCAATGCATTAGCGCATTGTGCAACGAGGTCGCCCATCGCGGCAATGGTTGCATTCTGGATATTAGGTGGAGTATTCTTTATGATGAAGAAAGACATTAAGCTATGTCCAAGTTCTGACTTACCGGAGCCTTTAGGCCCGAAGAGATTTAAGATCGGGAAACTCTTTGTTTGTCCTACTATGATATCCCTGAATAATGTGGCTAACAGGAAACAAATACCAATTTTAGCATTATCACCGAAAACTTTTATCAATTTCTCGGCATAATCCAGCATGGTAACCGCACTGTAATTGGTATGGATGAACTTCCTTTCAAATTGGAAGAGCTTCACATCATCACGATAGATCATACTACTACCCGGCAAATAATAATTACCTGATTTCAGCCGTACAATACCATATTCATCCACCGGATGCCATTCCGTGTCAAAGGCTCCATTGCCAAATGCATAAAACCCTTTGCGCTGCCAACCCAACTGGGTTATTTCGGTGGCCGTCTCAGTCTGTTCATAGAGGAACATTTTAAGTTTAGTCAGTTCCTTTTCTGTCGCCAACCAAATGTAATTTCCCAAACCTTCAACTTTCTGTTTGAACTTTGAAAGCGATACTAAATCTTCTTGTTTCATTTCTATAATTTCTTCTTGGTTATTTTGGTTTTTAATTTTATAGAGTCGTTTGGGAAGCAAAGAGTCCCTAATGTGGAACATCGGCAACATGGTGAAATTCGACCACTGAACCGGGCTTCCACCATTGGTACTGATTACATAGTAGGCGTTATATTCCTCATAGAAGCCATACCTGCTATATAAATCCCTATCAATCTTCTTGCCTTGATCAAGTACCTGCTTTGATTTTATCTGCTGTTTTGCCTGATTGATTGCGGATTTCCAAAGGTTTTTATTTTTATAGGACTCCTGTAGTTTGTCCAGGTACATTGACTCCTTAATATCATCGCGCAACATAGCCACCATGCGGCAAATAGTGCCGATGGCCGTACTTTTATCTTCAGTGGTCACAGCTGTCTTGAAGATATATCTCGCATACCATGTGATGAAGTCTTCTTCTTCAAGAATATCAAACTTGGGTTTATCCGTGCAGTAAGTGTCCGGATCATTTTTACTATTGGCTTCTCCGAGTGGTATCTCTTTTACAGAAACAGCAAAACCACATTGCATGGCTAACAAACCATTCTTCATAACTGAAGCTATGCCTGTACCATATTGTTCGTCTCTTTTAGGTGGGTCTGCGTCCGGAAGAAAACACAGCTTAGTTGCGTACTTTTTAAGCTGTTCAAACTGTTCCTTTGTCCAGGCAGAACCTAACGAGGCAATTGCATTGTTCACGAATATGCGTTGTAAGCGCATTACATCAGGTGCACCCTCGACACAATAAAACCGATCTTCCTTTGCAGCTTGCCTAATCGCAACATCGATGCCGAATATAGAATTACTTTTGGAGTATATATCGGACTCTGCCGAATTTAGATATTTGGGAGTACCTTCTATTCCGGAGATATCCCGTGCAGTAAAGCCTATTATGTGCCGATATCGGTCACGAATCGGGATCATTATGCGATTGCGGTAGAAATCGTAGATATTGCCTTTCACCTCATTTTGCTTGAGCAATTTCAACTCTATCATCAAATCAATGGATAATCCCGCTTTATCAGCAAAATTATATAAAGTATTCCAATCATCAGGAGCAAAGCCAATTTGCATTTCTTCGGCATACTCCTTGCCCCAGCGTCCTTTTATATAGCTACGAGCTCCTTCTGCGTCTTTCTGCTGAAGATTCTGTACGAAGAACTCTGCACATTTGGCATTAATGATAAACATGGACTCACGCTTCATCCGTGCCTGCTGTTGTTCAGGAGAGGGCTGTTGCTCTTCCTCAATCTCTATACCGTACTTTTTAGCCAGAAAATAAATAGCTTCCGGGTAATTCATTGTCTCATGCTCCATGATAAAACTAATGACATTACCACCTTTATGGCATCCGAAACAATGCCAAATTCCCCGTACCGGGTTAACTTTAAAAGAAGGGGTTTTCTCTTGGTGTATAGGGCAACAAGCCTCGTAGTTGGAACCGCGCCTTTTCAATTCAACGTAACCACCGATAACGTCAACGATATCCGCACGGTCTAATACTTGCTCAATATACTTTTCATCTATCATTGTCGTTTATTTTTCTGCGAACTTATCAGTTAGGGAATTAGGATAAAAAATCATCTTTTCAGGATGATACTGCCCTCTAAATGATATCCGCACATTCCATAGCTGGCCAACTCTCTAAAACAGGTTGACACACACTTTATAAATAGATCATAATTATCCGGACTCACAATCTCCACAATATTGAGTTCGTCTCCGGAACCCATATCGAATAGGCATACAAACACTTTATCATAATAATCAATAAGTTCCTGTACACCTATTCTATCATAATATTCTATGATCCACGACCTATCATCATCCGGAATGTATTGTTTGAAGTCTACCATACATTTTTTCTGAAATCATATCTATACTGTTATAAATTAAATTCTATATTTGTCGAATAACTTTTTAAGTTCTTCCTCAAATTCAGTTTCTTGTTCTCTGGATATATAAATCAGAGTTTTGTCATTAACCTTGATTTTTGCTTCATATTCATCTACTTCCTCCAAAACGAATTCAACACCAATATTTTCATAAATTGTTCTTGCCATATTCTTGTTCCTTTCTTATTAGTATTGAATTAAAATGGAAGACCGACCTTGTTCCCAAATGGCATGGCCAAATCATGTTCCTCTTTATTAAGGGGATAGTCTTTAGATATATCCAATTGCCGTTCAGTATCAAGCGAGATCAACAACGCATACAAGTAGCTACATCCCCTAACCTTCCTATTTTCTATTGAGCGTATCTGATAGGTCTTTACATTAGTACCAATGACCACTCCTATACATTTTCCTACGCTGATTTTGTAATCGCGGAAGAAAGGTGCAATATCAAGCCACCACCGTTCACCGGACGGCTCTTCTATTTCGACAAGATTTTCGGTTTTAGAGTAATCACAAAAAATTCCACAATTCTTATTCATACCACGTGACTTAAGGTAAACTTTACCTTTTTCATGTTTGATTATTCTGGGGGTATCAAAGACTATCATATAATTCCTGTTTTTATTTTATTTAAAATAAGTACAAGCATATACATCAGAGTTTTCACCGAAGTTAACCCTTACACACATTTCAGCGCTACACACAAATGGCTCTTCACTCGTGATTATACCAACAAGTCCGGTGTTCTCGTCAAGAACCTGCTCTCCCTTAACCATTTTATCCAATTTGTCTTTGAACCGATAACTGGTGAATACCTTCAGCTCTTTGCCGGCAGATTCATAACCTAACAATCCGGTTTGAAGTCCATCTACTAATTTGATAACCTTATCTTCTATATCTCTCCGAGATATAACTTTCTCAAAAGTTATTTCCTGCACACATACGTCAGGGAAACTCTTCTTAAAATCTTGCTTTTTCATTTTATTCCTTTTTTTATAGATTTGATTAAAACGGAAGATCATCGCCCAACACTGGACGGCAATCTCTAACCATAAACTTATTTACTTCAAAAGATTTGATAGAACAAAGAACATAAGCCTTTTTATTCAAAGATTCTGCTAATCGTTTAGCCTCTGTTTCTGCGCTTGTCAGATCGCTGTGTTTATATGCCGGAGTATGTTCACCCTCTACATATACCATAAAGAAAAAATCTTCTTTCTCGTTCATGTTTAATTTGTTTTACTCTAAATCTTCATCATCAATATCAGCTAAATCAAGCTCGTATTGAGCTTCACCTTCTGCGTACTCGCACATGGCAATAACATCGTTTGCCGTAACACCATCGCCCCATTCTGTTACTATCGACCCTCTATCAGAGTCAAGAGTGATTGTTAGTATCTTCTTCAT